AACATTGCCCTGTGTAGACTAATGGCTTGCTGAACGTTTCTCATTATTTTAGCGAAGTCCATTACTGTTGGTTTTTCCCTGTGCAGTCAATTGTTATCCCATTATCGTCAAAAATTAATGCGTTATAGCAATCATATATTCTATCTATAACATCTTCTTCGTTTTTCATTGGAAAACCCTCTACTGACATTTTTACAATAGCAGCCACGAGAAGTTTCCCTTCGATGGTGTCTTGGTTTATGTCTTTTATCCAATTTATTCTTTCTGTATCAATAATTTTACTGATCTCTGTGTTTATTTTGGATTCTTCTGCTAGTTGTTTTTGGTCGATTGAATAATCTAACCTAAATTGAATAGGAGTTCTCATTATTATTGCATTTGTGGTTGCATTTGTTCCTGTGGTGTGGGATTCTGACCTGTATCTTGTATAGGTGGTTGGGGTTGTGGATTTTGTTGTGTCATGGCTTCAGGTGTCAAAAGGTTTCCTGTCTTAATATAATTGTCAATTAACTTTATCTGCATATCGGCTTGTGCGCTATCCCCTGCTGCCAAAGCGGTCAAATAAGCACCTGTGACTAAAGTTTCCCTGTCCTCGATACCTTTTTGCTTAATAATAGCTAATGCACCTTCGGTTTTCATCTGTTCTGCCATCTGAGTAGCCTGTGCTGAGACTTGTGCTTGTTGGGTAGAATTTGCTTGTGCTTGTTCTTGTGCTAACTTTAAATTCTTTCTGCGAGAAGACTCTAGCCACATTTCGGCTAATTTCAAAGATCCACCCGAACTTAAAATAGAAGTGACTGCGAAATAATCTGCATCAGTAATTCCGGGTTGTCCGTTTCTGCCAGATTGTAAGGCTATTTTAGCTGATTCCATTAAATCTCGTTTTTCCTGATCAGTAGGCATGGCTTCAATGGCTATTCCGTACTTGGTAGCGTTTCCTACTGCTAATTTAAGAACTTGAAGTCCTCTTTCTCCGATGATTTCTTTGTAAGTTTCTCTTGCATCTTCGTCGAATTCTAAAAGAAGTTGAATAGTTAAGACTACGTTTTTAGCATAGCCTTCTTTTACATTTAACCAACCCGAAAGTATAGGTCTGAGAGTGTCAGAGGTGGCCTGTACTGCTATTTCATTCGTTCTTACAGGTGCATTAGGGTCTACCGTTCCAAGTGAGAGAGGATTGATCCCTGTGAGGTTTTCAATTAAAGAAAGATTAAGTTTTAGCTGAGTGAAAAAGTCAGTAACGGCACTTCCCATACCACCGTTTAATTCTTGAACCGGAAGTTGGTTGTTTTGTTGTCGGGTTCCTTTGGCGTCGGTCATTTTAGAAAAACCTATACCGGTTTCCATAAACTGTCTTAGAATTTCAACCATTCCGTTTTGACCACCTTTATCTAAGGAATTGAAAGCATCTAAGTTAAAGATATACCCTTTATTAATAGCTGTAGCTATGTTGTTTTGATACTTGTGCCAGATTATGACGAAATTGTCGTAAATGGGTATAAGTTGGTCTGTAATCGAAGCAAAAGGCAGTTTATAGGCATGATAAGAAATAAGTACGTCTTTTTTATTCGGACGAGTGATGTTTTGGTCAATTCCGTATTCAAAAATAATTTCAGTTCCAATTATCCATTTACACTTGAATCTTTTTCTGATCTGAGTAATTTGGACTTTCTGATTGGGTTTTTCTTTTATCTTTTCACCTTCTTGAACAGGGATAATTTTTAGCTTATTATAAGAGTTGGTTCTTAAAATGTCTGTGAGTTCGTCTGTGTCTATCCATTCTGCGTTATATACTAAGACTTTATAGAAGTCATATTTCCAACCACCTGATTCTATCTGAGAGTTATTTACATCCCATTGTTCTAATCCTGGATTTCCTAGTTTTCCAGAGTAGGCTTGTGAACATTTTTGAAGTTGCTGCTCGTAAACATAAGGACTTATACCTTCTTGTTGCATTGCAATTCTCAACTCGGAAACGGTCATTAATTCTGCATGACCTCCATATTCTGAGTCTCTGAAATCTGAGTGTTTAGAGTACTGTATAGAGAACATCTTTGGGTCGATGTACTTTGTCTTTACTGTTCCGTCTTCTTTATCGTAGTAGTCTTTAACAACACAAACACTTAAGTTAATAAGGTCGGCTATACATTCTTTTTTGATCTCTTTTAAATGAGAGGTTTTGGAAGTCCAGTTTATTAGGGTTTCCATCAGGGTGGCGTGTTCGGCCTTAAAGCCGCCCCTGTCACGATAGAGGCGTAATTCCTCAAGTGTATCCGGCATGTAGTCGGGTTCCTTCATATCTATTCCTATGGCTTGCATATAGGTTTTAAGAAATGACATTTCCTCCTTCATAGCCCAAAGTTCTAGCATTTTGTTTTCTACCTCTGCACCGGATTGAGCATCTATTGGCGAAGCTACTATTTGGTATTCTGCCTGCTCAAATTTACCTAATAAAGTTGCTAACAGCTTGGCTGCCGGAGAAATAACTTTCCACAGGATATTCATGTAGCCCTTTCTTTGGGTCTCCTTCGCTTGAGTAAACCCACCGGGTCCGTCTAATGCTGTTGTTGCAGGAGTAGTAGCCTCATTGGTAGGCCTTGCGGTAGACATGTAGTCCTTATATTTCTGTTCACTTTGCTTTCCTGCTCCGTATGAACGCAATAAATCATAATTCAGCTGTTCTGTGAATGTAATTCCGCAGCGGTCTTTTACGTGAATTGAGTACATCCCAATTATATTCGACCGAAAATAGTCTTTATCTTTTTTACCGTTTGTCCTTTTTATATCATAAGGCAGGTCTTTATACTTTTCGCTCAAGCCACTTACATACATAGGTTGAATGTTTTTACAAAGATAGGCATTTGTAAAATAATTTGCAACCTAATTTAGAATCGTTCCAAATTGAGGTCAAATGTTGTATATTTTGAAATAGAGAGTTATCTTTGTGAAAAAGATTAAGTATGAACAGAGATTCAGTTAAGCCAATTATATCCCATATACAAACATTCCTATTGGGATCACAACTTACATATTTAATTATGGGTGGAGATGGGATAAGAGGTCTCATATTTCCCGTTATAATTATTTCACTAATATTTGTTCCAAGTTTATTTAAAGAAAATGACTGAAAAACTCATAAAAGTCGTATATAACTTCGTGGATCAAAATAACTATCAATATTTCCTAACCGAAGAAGATCATATCGATAGACCTAATTGCTCTCAAATAGTGGAGACTATGCCAAATTGGGTTAAAGCAATTGACGGTGACAGAATTATTGAGGTTACAAATATTAATAGTAAAACGTGGCGTAAAGTCACTGAGGTATGAGTCCAAAACAACAAGCAAAAGTATTGTTTCAGAAATATTACAAGCAATTATTTCTATGTGAAACAACCAAAGAAACAGGTAAACAGTGCGCTATTATTGCGTGTGATGCAGTTATAGATGAAATAAGATCAATGTCTGGCGGTAAAAATGACCGTTGGGGGTATTGGCACGTTGTTAAAACTGAAATTGAAAAACTATGATAAAACTAACCAAACAGGAACTCGACAAGATAAAACCGATCAATAACATGGTTTTACTAATGCCATTAGAGGATCGGTCACAATACGAACTAACCAAAGAGGTGAAACTTCAACTCGAAACGGACTTCACAGAAGATGCTTTCCGGTATATTCCTGTAATAAATAAGGTAATTGCTGTCCCGGACAATATTAAATTCGGTCAGAATTTTAGTGAATGGGAAACTACAATGGAATTATCCGTAGGTGACACTGTTGTAGTAAATCAACTTCCCTTACAATTGGCACAAAACGACAAGCAGTTTATTCTTTGCGAAGGAATACGGTATTTTTGGATAAAGTATAGTGATATTTATTGCAAAAGCGTGGAAATTGGAGCAGTAGTACAGCCATTACAAAAGGGGTATTTAGAAACAAGGGAACCGATATACAATCTTATCCCGATTAACGGCTACGTGATTTGCGAACCTGTAATTGACGAGATAAAATATATCGAACAAGTTGTTAAAAAAGAATCCAAACAGTTCGCTGTAGTGAAGTTTATCGGAAGTTTGAACACTAATCACCTTGAGCGATGGCAGCCTGCGTCTGAGAGCTTCTATACGCCTTCTGACATGGAAGTAGAAGTAGGGGATGTAATTTGTTTCAAAAAATACCGAAACCGGAGACTGGATAACGGGCTTGCAAAAGTCTTTGGAAATTTAGTGCCGATTATGAGGAAAGATATTTTGTACATTAAGAGAGGAGAAACAATTTATGGTTAAGTCAAGCGAATTAAGAATTGGGAATTATTATAATGAATTTGGAATTACAAAAATTGCAGATCCTAATTTGATTTTAAAATTATACCAAATAGAGATTGCCGGTAAAACTGCAATTGATGTTTCACCTATTCCGTTGACAGAGAAAATACTAATTAAATGTGGTTTTTATACCGAACATTGCACTTCATATTCAACAAAAAAACCAATCAAATATATTACCTATCATAAGTCATCATTTACATTTAATCCATTGCAAAACAATTGGTGGTATGAAGGTAAAATATTACGAACACAGCCAAAATATGTACATCAACTCCAAAATTTAATATTTGCATTAACAGGAACCGAACTCGAAATAAATCTATAATGGCACGTAAGAAAAAAGAGGAAGTAGAGGAACCCGAATCGAATTATATCGACCCTGTAAAACTGGATAGGTATATAATCCACATGTATAATCCAAAGTCTGAAAACCGTAAAAAGTACCAAGACTATATGGAGCGGAAAAAGGAATCTGCCATACAAGCCGGATTTGAGTTTGATGAAACATTTGAATCCGAAGTAGAAGAAATGCTTTTAGGTCAGAATGAAGAAGCAAATAAGGTTATCATTGACTATGTTATTTCACTTGGTTCCCCCGATATGATACG